TGACAAAAAGGGGTCCTATCTGGGATGCTGCAAAAAAGTAAAAATGATGCTGCCAAATAGCCATTACGAGGGAGAGTTGAAGGGTGCAGGGAGGCTCACCTAAAGGGACCCCTTTTGTCCTGCTTCTCCAACCTCAAAGCACGAAATTTCGCGCGGTGGCTCCAAGTAGAAATTTTCTTTCAACGACGTCATAAGATGAGCTTTTTCATGATCAGTTCCAAGGGGGGGAATATGTACGAATCACCGGTTTCTTCAAGCTCACATACGACATGTGCGATTCTAGTTGAAATAAAAAACTATCATGAACTGAACGAAGTCTTTGGTCCAAAATTTTCCGACCTCTTAAGAAATAGCGTAATATCGCGCCTGTTAAAACTAGGGGTTTTCCCTGGGGTCACGGCATATTCAGAGGGCACCTTTATAATTCGTACATCTGGATCACTGATAGATTCAGACGAATCCCCCTTAGAACTAAAAAAACTTATTGAACTCATACATGCACAAATTGAATGTGAGCCAGTGACTTGTTCAGAAGGCCGGGCCTATCTAAAACTGCTAGTTAAAGAATATCCACTAAAAAATAAAACCCTTATCGAACCATATACCAGCTCAGACACTAGCATTCTAAGTCACAGCAATCGAAAAATCTCATCATCACAAATAGATATATTAGCGGCATCCTCGATACTGGATGAATTACGCAGCGGAAACCTCATATTAGCATTCCAACCAGTAGTTTTGATAAGTTCACCACAGGATAACATCGTACTCTATAATGAGGCCTTACTCCGCAGGTATTCACCGCAAACCCAAGACATATGCTCTTGGCCAAATTCAATTGAGGCGCTTGAACGCACCGGCTTGATTTCACGCTTAGATTTTAGTGTAATATGGTCAATCATATCCTTACTGAAGAGTCACCCCACCCAATACCTTGGATGCAATGTTTCAGCTTCAACTATAAGTCCCGACCACTATTGGAACTCAATAATTGAGTATTTAGACAAGAACCGAAACATTGCAAAGAGACTTACAATTGAAATCACAGAAACCAGCAATTTTTACGACCTTGATAAATCCTTAAAAATAATTTCAGACTTAAGAGAGTGCGGAGTCGGAATAGCCATCGATGACTTCGGAGCGGGCAACACTTCCATTCATTATCTAGCCAAAATTCGACCGGACATAATAAAAATTGACCGTTCTATACTTTTACGCTCTAGAGACCCGCATTACTCACCAGACCTTTTAAGACATTTCACAAAAGTATGTCATGACTACACTCCATGTGTGGTTATCGAAGGAATTGAAAATACTGAAGAGTTGGCAGCCGCCCGGTACGCAGGAGGTCAATGCATACAAGGATTCCTGATTCAACGCCCGGATATAGAACCGGCTTGGCTAAATTCAAACCAAGCTGTCGTAAGCGATATTCTCAGCACTGTCTAAAATCTAAATTAGCTGATGGCTATAAGGTTGTACGAGGATATTTGGCCTGGCAGATTCAGTTCTGATAGCATTGGATCTGCAAAACTAAAATCTAGTCTTAAGCGGGATGAGGAGTAACTAATACGGCTCTCTACTAGCGGTAGATCGAAACGGCGATTACATCATGCAGAGCCCGAAAAGCATTCACCAAATACTTCTCAAATACAAAGAGCAGCATGCGACGTATCGTTGTCACACTTAGTATTGAGCATTAATCAATGGAGCAAACACGCATCATCAAATTTTAAAAAAATTTCAAACATCACCACATACAATTTTATTTCTTCCACTATTTTTCGCTTTATAAAGATTATCATCAGCTAGGGAAAGCCAACATTCGACATTTACTACACTTGGATTCCAGAGTGCGACTCCAACACTCAATGTAGCTTTGGCCTCCGGAAAAACACAGCTCACTCTATCTGCAAAGGCATCACAGATCTGCAGCATCCTAGAACTCACTTCTTGAATAGAAACCTTAGTAATCAAGATACAAAACTCATCCCCACCGTATCGGCATATTAAATCCCCCCCCCTAAACCTTGAACTTAAAATATCGCCTAAAATACACAACACCTTATCGCCAGAAGAATGCCCATAAATATCGTTCACACACTTGAATCTGTCAACATCCAAAATCACTAATACTGACTCACTTATTAAATCGTGCCGACTCATACTAGCAGAAACCAGCTCATTCCAATATCTTCTATTAAGCAGTCCTGTTAGAGCATCAACATTGCTCAATTCTCTAAGCATATGCTTACTTTGCTTTAACTCGGAAGAAATCTTATAAAAAGCCAACCCGAGAATAAGTGGATAAACTATTAATACGGGAAGACATACCAAAATATCAGACTCAGAATTGCCACCATAGGAAACCCCAAAAAAGATCAATACTGCGAAAGCACCGAGCAACTTAGAAAGTAAACCACGGACAAAAAACCTCGGACCTCCTACAGCAATATTATTCATTGCGACCATCGAAAAAATAACTACAGATGGAAGTGGCCTAAATTGAATTAAAGCAATCCAAAAACCACAAAAAAGAGAATCAAACAAAAAATTTAATTTTTCCATTTTAAAAGGTTGCGCTGAAGAAAGGGCAATTCTCCTAGCCGCATGCGCCCAAATTAAACTATTGAAAGCGAGTAGTGCCAGCAACAGAGGTGACATATTTGAATAGTTAGTCGAAACGATCACCGCACCACAAAGGCAAGTCCCTACAATTCTAGGGACATACATGCGATTTACAAATGCACAGCCTTCAACAAATTCTTCTTTGCTATACAAAGCGCAACTCCAAGTGAAAATAAAAATCAATTAGATTTCGACATTTTACCTAAAGCGTCTAATTTAATAATACTTTTTATACAGCTACCAGCCCCCCCGGGAGATATTTTTTTGACGAAAAAAAGCCACGAAAGCTACTAAAATATACTTCGTACGATCTATAAAAACACTTAAAACTCATTACAAGTTTGAAAAAACTGAAGAAAATGGAATGTGGAGCAAAGTGAAAAAACTCGCCTAAAAGTAGTAATTGCTATCGAAACCTGCAGAAAATAAAACCATATAGATGTCAACACCCAAAAACAAACCCGCTAAATACCCTTGCGAAAAGAGAGGTCAATAGACAACACTACTCACTTGAACCACATTAGAAAGCAGTTAACCAGATAGTTTTAAAAAAATATCGTTTTTTGACCAATAAAGATCAACGCAATGACCGGAACAAGAAGCAGCCGTACCTCATCCGTCTGAAGAGCCGGCGTCCGATGTTCTTCGGCGCGCTTGCCTAGGTCAATCAAGGGGTTGGAGCCTCACGAGGGCGATGGGTTTGTAATGCATGACCGCCCCAAGCGATCAGGGCATGGTCGATATCCACGACCGGCGCCCTTTGATGCTGACGCCAGAGAATGCCAACGAATGGCTTGCCCCAACCATAACACCGTCGCGAGCGGAGGAAATTACAAAGGAGCTGTGCCAACCTACGGAAGAGTTTGAATGGTTTCCCTTAGGTAAAGTTGTGGGAAACGTCAGAAATCAAGTGCCAGAACTGATCGAGCCGGTACAATCAACTGAGGTACCACATAACAAAGGCGACTGCGGAGATCCACACCAAGGTTAGCAGAAATGAAAGACCTGCGAGCTGCTTATCCATACGCTACCCAATGTGAGATTGAAAGACGGCAATACGAGCAACAGCTGCAACTTTAGTTCAGCGATCCCAGCGCGCCACCACCAGAGACAGCGGCGCGCTTCACTCGAGCTCGGTATACCACCGCCTAAATCAACACCTATTTTCCACAGCGTTATGGGCTGCTACGGTCAGAACAAGCCACCCAATGCTGCGGGCTCCCAGTTCATGATCACCAACTCGCCACTGATCTCTGCTCTCTGCTGTCGCTGATTTGTATTGCAGTACCGGATGTCGACGGTTTCGAAGTGAAATCCATCAAATACATGCCGAATATCCGGATGGTCATTGATGCTGACCATGACCTTTCCCTTGCAACGCCGCATGAACTCGGCCATGCGCTCGTAATTGTCAAAGGGAAAATCCAATCCATAACCGGCCGTCTGCCAGTAAGGCGGATCCATGTAGTGGAAGGTGTGAGCACGATCATAGCGTTCGGCACACTCAAGCCAGCCCAGGTTTTCAACGTAGGTGCCAGACAGACGCTGCCACGCAGCGGACAGGTTTTCCTCAATCCGCAGCAGGTTGATAGCCGGGCCTGTGGTCGCAGTACCAAACGTCTGCCCCGTCACCTTGCCGGCAAAGGCATGGTGCTGTAGGTAGAAAAACCGGGCGGCGCGCTGGATGTCAGTAAGGGTCTCAGGACGGGTCATCTTCTGCCACTCGAACACCTGGCGTGAACTGAGCGCCCATTTGAACTGACGCACGAATTCTTCCAGGTGGTTCTGCACGACACGGTACAGCGTCACAAGGTCACCGTTGATGTCGTTTAGGACTTCAACCGGGGCGGCTTGAGGGCGCATGAAGTAGAGCGCGGCGCCACCGGCGAAGACTTCGACGTAGCATTCATGAGGTGGGAAAAGCGGGATAAGGCGGTCGGCCAGGCGGCGTTTGCCGCCCATCCAAGGGATGATGGGTGTGGACATATGAAAGCAAGACCTTTTCTGTATGGATAAACAGTGCTAGGCTCGCTCCGCTTTGTGCACGAAGCAGGAGCCTTGGCTGGACTTGCAGGGACGTTCTGCGGGGAAGGTGGTCGGGCTGGATGTTGACGCATCCTGCCCGGCCGCTCCTTTTACTTCGGTGTAGAAACTTCTTTTGCATAGGTCTGACAGGCCCGCAGGGCGATCAATCCTTGGTCGCCGGCATCGGTGATTCCGATAATTCGTTGAGCATGCGCTGGGTCAAGTTGGGCTCTTGTGGTGCCATGAACCACGCGGCCGGTGGCGGTGGTGGCTTGCACTGAACTGTTGCTTTTGGTATCGGTGGCGGCGAGGACGACTGACAACCGCAGATCAGCAGTAGCCAGGCGATCACGCAGACGAGCTTGCTTGGTTTGCTCATCGGTTAATTCCTTGTAATGGGTTTCATCTTTGTCTTGCAGGCGTTGCTCAAGGGCGAAGCGCTTGTCCTGCTCGTTGCGCTGTTGGGCAGCAGCAGCCCGGGATAACTCGCCGAGGGTGTCAACGTGCTGCCTGGCCTGGCGCTCCAACTGCTGACCGTAACGCCAACCTTGCGCGGTCCAGGCCAACGCAGCAGATCCGACCGCCAACATCACCAGCAATGTGCTGACCGCCACGAGCCGGTATCGCGTCGGGATCAGGTCGAAGAGACGCATAACACCGCCCTCGCCCGGCCCCACAGCTGCAGCCGATCTTCGAGTCCGTTGAGCCCGCCATTGATCCGGCGGGTGATGGTGTTGAACTGATCTTGATCCGCGAGTGCGTTCAACCCGTTCACCGACCAGAACCACGCTGCCGACTCAGCCGCCCATTGCGGCAGCTCGAGCAACTCAGGCGTGCGCAGTAAACGTTCATCACCAAACAGCGCCAAGCTGCAGCGCAAGTAGTTGTCATGACCGGTAATCTGGATCAGCCCACGGCCGCGATAACGCTGGCCGTCACCGTCGGCTGCAGGCGTGTTCCCAAGCTTGACAGCCAGAGGCCCGGTGTCGTACTTGCTGAGGTATTGACCGCTTCCCAATTCACGCACGTATTGCAGTTGGCCGGACTCATGGCCGACCTGGGCCAGGAATGCCGCCTGACGCTTCGGCGTATCGATCTTGCGGTTGGACATGGCCGCATTCAGCGCGGATACAAAAACGCCCGCTTGGCGGCGGGCGTTGGGCATGATGCTTTGAAGTTGCAGCTCAGTGATGGACATCGCTTTTTTCCCAGGCAAAAAAATGCCGCTCGATGGCGGCGAATGGTGAGATGGGTTCAGCCAGTTACAGCTCCAGGACTTTCACCTCCTTAGTTTTTTTCGTCTTCTTGCTTTTGGCTTTGGCCTTACCCTTTTTGCCGCCATTGCACTCAACGGTGGTCGACCAGCCGGCCTGAGTGAATACCTGCTCCACCGAGTCGACCAGGTACTCACCATCGATGCCGGCCTTGAAGCCCGTGGCGTTTACTGACCGTTCGGCAAACAGGTCGGTACGCCCAGGCATCTCCAGGCGCACACCCGCGGAGGACCGATTGAAGGCAGTCAGCCGAGCTTTGGCCGCCTGCTCCGCTGCGGTCTTGTTGGGGTAGATATGACGGTCTGTATGCACCGCCGGCAGCCCGTCGGGGGCATCCGTATTGTCCAAGCTGATCAGCTTCAGCTCACCGCTTTTCTTGTCCTGGTGCTTGGTGGCCACCGCCTTGTGCGTGTTGCGATCGCCTAAGCGGAATTGCCACCGACTGACATCGGCCGGCGTGATGGTGACGGTGCCCAAGGTCTTGCCGCTCGCACTGGTGCCGCCGTCGCGGGTCATGACAATCAACCTCCCATCAGCCACCTTGGCCGTGCAGTCATGCTGCTTGGCAATACGGGTGATGAAGTTGAAATCAGACTCGCTGAGCTGGTCAGCCCGGGGCACGTTCGTGGAGACGTTGCACACCGGCGTCCAGCCATTGCGGGCAGCCACGTCGGCCACGATTTTGGACAGCGGCACATCTTCCCAGCTACCGCTGCGCACCGTCTTTCCGGTACCGCGCATGTCGCCGGCCTTGCCGCGCACGACGATGGTGTTAGGCGGGCCGGATATCTCGACCTCATCCACCATATAACGGCCCAGGCGCACCATGGACGTTTCGGCATAGCCCAGGTAGATCTCAATGCCGGCGCCGCGCTTGGGCAGCGCCACGGCGCTGTCGCGGTCATCGATGCGCAGCTCGAAGTCGTCCGACTCCATGCCTGGCTTGTCAGTGGTTTTCAGCAATAACAGGCGGTCATTGATCAGCGCGGTAATGTCTTTACCGTCTGCAACGACACGAAAGCGAGGGGTCATGGTTCACCCAGTTACCCCGCCAACGCGGGGGAATGTTGGCGGCCGTTACGCGTAACGGAAGGAAAGGACAGCCAGGCCTGGCTAATCCCAAAGCATCACAAGTTCTTCAGTGGGTGCCGGCATGTCCGGCAGGACAATCACCACACCCGCTCGGTACGGCTGAACCTCATCGGCCAGCCCTTGATTGGCATCGAGCACGGCCTCCACCGTGCCGCTCAGATGGCCGTAGTAGTTGTGACAGATGGTGTCCAACAGATCCCCGTCAGACGTTCTGC